TCGATTCAATGATGTACATAGTGATTGCAGGATTAGGTTTCACAGCATCAGAAAAATTTACTAAAAAGGAATAAATATGAAATCAATAGTACTATCTATAGCCTTACTATTTGGTATGTCAGCTGCAGTTTACGCCGAAGCAGAAAAGACTAAGGTATGCGTCGATGTCAAAGACAAAGAAGGCAAGCCTGTTAAAGATGCTAAAGGTAAAGTCAAGCAAAATTGCAAAGAAATGAAAGTTCATAAGAAGCTCGATGGAACCGCAGTACCAGAGAAGAAATGAGTTAAAGAAAATGGAACTTTTCGATACAACCTCGAGGATTGCTGTCTTGGAAAATCAACTTAATAATTTAGGATCTGAATTGAAAGAATTCAGGCACGACTCGAAAGAGCAACACAAACAAATGATGGAAAAAATTGACGACATTGATAGGCGTTTAAACACGATTGAAAAATGGCGTTGGATGATCATTGGTGGTGCGGCTGTATTAGGGTTCTTATTCTCTCACTTCATTAAGTACAATTAAGCAATAGTAGATAATAAATGTAGGTTAATATACAATCACTATGTGATGACTGAAAACCTATAATATGATCTACATTGATAACAAGTACATCGGGCTGATATCAGCCCGTCTCCCCCTACTTAAACGCCGCAACGACTCCTATAACTTTAGGTGTGTGCTATGTGGCGACTCCCAAACACATAAGCATAAGACCAGGGGCTACATTTACAAGAAAGACACTAGTATGCTGTACTACTGTCACAATTGTAATGCATCGATGTCATTTGGTAACTTTCTAAAAATAATTGATTCAGAGCTACACAAAGAGTATGTTCAGGAAAAATTTGTTGAAAAGAATTCCACATCTAACGTAGTATCAAAGCCTGATATTACCCAGATCGTAAGGCCTAAGTACATCACCAACTCCCCATTGAAGAAACTTAAGAAGGTATCCCAGCTGGATTGGGATCACCCAGTAAAGAAATATGTTAATAAACGTTTAATTCCAACAAAGTTTCACGCAAAGTTATTTTACGCGCCGAAATTTAAAAACTGGATAAACGAAATAATACCAGATAAGTTCGAAGGGGTGGTGCATGATGAGCCGCGGTTAATCATTCCACTAATAGATCAAGAGGAAAATTGTTTTGGAGTACAGGGTAGAGGGTTTAAGGCAGATGGCATACGATACATTACAATTATATTTGATGATACCAGGCCAAAGATTTACGGATTAGATGCAGTTAATTTTAACGAGAGAGTATATGTTACTGAAGGTCCAATTGACTCCATGTTTCTTCCAAACGCCATTGCTATGGCAGGGTCAGATGGGGTAAGAGTTATCGAAGGATTGGCTGGTGTAAATAAAAGCAATGTAGTTTTTGTTTACGATAATGAGCCACGTAATAAAGATATTTGTAGGATAATGGATAAAGTGATTGAGATGGGCTATAATGTAGCATTCTGGCCAGAACATATTGAGTATAAAGATATTAATGATATGGTGATTGGTGGACTAAAACCAGCCGATATTAAACTAATTATAGACAATAACACGTACGTAGACTTACAAGCAAAAATGAAAATGGTTACATGGAGAAAGTCATGAGAATATTAAGCGAATTTATTAGTGAGGATGGGGAAAGAACAGCCACTGTTCTATATGTTAATGAGACATCATTCTGTATAGAAATGTATGAACATAAAGATATAATTGAACGGAGATTTATAGATAATCATACCCTTCAATACTGTGAAGATTGTGCAGAGAATTGGGTCAATGGGATTATCTAATGAAGGTAAGAGTAATAAGCTTTTCAAAGCCCTCCAAGGAGTTAATAAATGAAGGTCTCTACGACGTACAAGAGCTCATCGCATTCTGTGCTAGAGTCTCGAACCCTGCAAACCAATTTAACCTCCAAACCTCAGAAAAACTCATCAAATACCTCATCAAGCACCAGCACTGGAGCCCCCTTGAGATGTGCAGCGTCTGCCTTGAAATCGAAACCACAAGAGATATCGCGCGGCAAATCCTCAGACATCGAAGTTTCAGTTTCCAAGAGTTTAGTCAGCGCTACGCAGACCCAACAAAGGATTTACAATTTGTACATCGAGACATACGATTACAAGACCACGACAATAGACAGAACAGCGTAGAGGTAGACCTTAGGAATGATGAGCATAGATTTATGGCTTATCAATGGGAGAACATGCAGAAACGGGTGATCGAGGCGGCGTTAGATGCCTACAACTGGGCAATAGACAACGGGGTAGCCAAGGAGCAAGCGCGGGCTGTACTACCAGAGGGACTCACCATGTCACGCATGTACATGAACGGAACCCTACGTTCATGGATTCACTATATACAACTACGATCATCCAACGGCACCCAAAAAGAACATATTGAAGTAGCTAAAGCATGCGCCGAGGTGATATCAGAAGTGTTTCCACTAACACAACAACTAATACAAAACGGAGAATAAATGGAACAGACAGTTCACGGTATCAGGGTAGACTATTCTCGCGATGCTTTGTTTGATGAATTAGGTATCAAACGTTTACGCGAGTCATATATGAAGGATGACGAGCAATCACCACAAGAAAGGTTTGCTTATGTTTCTAAGGCGTTTGGCACCAATGATGCGCATGCCCAAAGGCTTTACGAATACTCTAGTAAACATTGGCTGTCGTATTCTACCCCCATTCTTTCTTTTGGTCGCAGCGCCCGTGGTCTTCCTATTTCTTGTTTTCTTCCATATCTACATGACAGTAGCGCAGGGTTGGTCGATTGTCTATCGGAAGTTAACTGGCTGAGTATGCTAGGTGGAGGAGTAGGAATTGGTATTGGGATTCGTTCTGCTGATGACAAATCTGTTGGTGTTATGCCTCATTTGCGCACTTATGATGCATCCTCACTCGCCTACCGCCAAGGGAGGACTCGCCGCGGTAGTTATGCTGCTTACTTGGATATCTCTCACCCCGACATTCTTATATTTCTTGAGATGAGAAAACCAACTGGCGATCCCAATATGAGGACCCAGAACTTACACCACGGCATTAACATTACCGATGACTTTATGTTCAAGGTTGAGAAGAGTATGTTAGATCCTCTTGCCGATGATACCTGGGAGTTAAAAGACCCACATAACGGTGAGGTAAGGGAGGTAGTATCGGTCAGAGACTTATGGCAGCGCATCCTAGAGACCAGGATGCTTACTGGGGAACCATACATTCATTTTATTGATACAAGCAATAAAGCAATGCACCAATTTCAGAAGGACTTAGGTCTTAGTATCAAACAATCCAACCTATGTTCTGAAATCATTTTACCAACAGATAAAGATAGAACAGCTGTATGCTGTCTATCGTCAGTTAACTTGGAGTACTATGATGAGTGGAAAAACGATCCTACTTTTCTTCATGATGTCGCTGAAATGCTTGACAATGTTCTTCAGTATTTTATTGATCATGCACCTTCCGCCGTTGAGCGTGCAAGGTACTCTGCCACTCGCGAGCGCAGCATTGGTGTCGGTGCTTTGGGTTGGCATGCTTATTTACAGCGTAATAACATACCGTGGGAATCAGCCCTGGCGGTTGGAAGAAACCATCAAATCTTCAAACACATAAAAAGTAAACTAGATGAAGCTAACCTATCACTCGGCAGTACTAGGGGCGAGGCTCCTGATTGCCATAATACTGGTCGTAGATTCGCTCATACTATGGCTATTGCCCCTAATGCTAGCTCTTCCATCCTTATGGGCAATACAAGTCCTTCTATTGAACCTTACCGCGCTAATGCATATAGACAAGACACATTAAGCGGTTCATCGTTGAATAAGAACAAGTGGTTTGATAAGGTTATTGTTAAATACTTACAGCAAGGCAATCCAGAGCAGGCTTGGGATCAAGCAGAAGCGGATAAAATTTGGTCTTCCATTATTGCCAATGATGGTAGTGTTCAGCATCTGGATTGGGTGGATGATTGGACAAAGGATGTATTTAAAACGGCAATGGAAATTGACCAGCGTTGGGTAATACAACACGCCTCAGATAGACAACAATACATTGATCAAGCACAGTCACTTAACATATTCTTCCGCCCAGATGTTAACATCATGTACCTACACGCCGTTCACTTCCAGGCATGGAAGCAAGGATTGAAGACATTATATTATTGCCGGAGTGAGAAGCTTGCAAAGGCTGATAAAGTATCTAAGAGAATCGAGCGTCAGGTTATACAAGAATTAGATCTTAAAGCGCTTGCCGAGGGTGATGTCTGTCTTGCATGTGAGGGTTAATCATGTCATTTCTAGTAGCAAATCTACCTACCGTTAGATGTTATGTACGTAAAGAGTTTTTGTACGACTTTACAAAAGGATTTGGCGAGTTGGTACCATGTTGGTGGATCAGTATAAAATCTATGCGAGGTCAAGCCTTCCGCATAGAGGCATACTTAAACGAATATGGTGCACTCTACGACAAGTTACCGCTACACGCCTTCTGTTGGAAACAAATTGAAGACGATCCTCTCCCACTAGACTATCTACAGTTATGGGACTGCATATCATATGATATAACAGTTATAAAAAAAGCACAGTTACAATCCATGAAATGTAAGTTTAAGCTTAAATCAGGAGGATGGATGTATGGTGAGTATCTATTTACAGTGGACTCTTGTCATCCAGATTTCAACGTTTTGGACACTGGATTATCTGAAGACATTGAAGATCACAAATCGTTTAACATCATTAAGTGTGATAACGGCCAGTTTGCTGCTCAACCTAATAACCGTCTTATTGTTCTTGAACCAAGTAGTAATCCTAAAGAATTAAAGATGCCTGACTTCAGGGTAGCTACAAAACGCTGGTCAGTAGAAACGGATTCAAAATGGGCATTAGGAAGTACGAATACGGTTATGTATGAGTAGACCTGTTATAGCACTATTCTTACACCAACCCAAATGCTCAGTACAATGCGGTAACGGTATAATGAAAGCGCTAGATGATAGTTACAGGTTTAAAATTTTTGCCAAGCAGGAAATAGAAGACGACTTTTTTAATGATGTGGATATGGTTGCATTTCCAGGAGGTGTAGGAGATTCAGATAGCTGGGACTCCTTACTTAAAGGTAACTTAAAACTAGTTCATAATTACATTAAAGGTGGAGGTAGGTATCTTGGTATTTGTATGGGTGCTTATTGGGCGGGGAAGGAATATTTTAATATTTTAAAAGACGTTAAGGTAGAGCAGTATATTAAAAGACCAAACACTGATACGAGAAGGCCGCATGCAAAGGCAATGAATGTGAAGTGGCTTGGTAAGGAAGAAAAAATGTTCTTCTTTGATGGTTGCGCCTTTGAGGGAAATAATTATGATACTATTGCTACCTACCCTAACGGGGATGCAATGGCTATCATGCAAGGAAGAATTGGATTGATCGGGTGTCATCCAGAGAGTGAGTCAGGCTGGTATACATACCACTCATGGATGAAGAATCATTATCATAATGGAGAACATCATAAACTGCTATTAGATTTTGCAAACAAATTAATAAAACAATAAAGGAAAAAATGAAAAGAATAATTACTATCCTTATAGCTGCATGCATGGTATTACCTGCACTAGCACAGAAGCAAAAAATAGGTGTTACGTATGATGCTAATATTACAAGAGTAATAGATGGTGATACGGTTGCGTTTGAAGCTAATTGGTTACCTGAACCCTTAAAGAAAGAATTGTCTATCAGAGTATACGGAGTAGATACACCTGAGAAAAGTTTTAGAGCAAAATGTGCAAGTGAAGAAGCAAGGGGCCAGGCCGCTTCAGCATTCACCAAGCAAATGATCAGTCAAGCCCAAAAACGTCAAGTTGTGTTAATGGACTGGGACAAGTACGGTGGTCGGGTTTTAGGTGATGTGTTGCTTAATGGGCAGAGTTTGCGTATAATGCTAATACAAAATGGATATGCTCGTGAATACTACGGAGAAGCTAAAACTAGCTGGTGCGAATAATGATTACTAAGAAAAAAACTAGACTAACAGACGAAAGAACGTACTTTAAGCCCTTTAACTACCCATGGGCTTATGATGCGTGGTTAAAGCATGAGCAAAGTCACTGGCTTCATACCGAGGTGCCGATGCTTGAGGATGTTCAGGATTGGAAGAAGAAGTTAACACAGGAAGAAAAACAATTCCTAACCCACATCTTTAGATTCTTTACCCAGGGTGATATTGATGTAGCTGGTGGTTACGTTAATAACTATCTACCCCACTTCCCTCAACCAGAAGTACGAATGATGCTGGCAGGTTTTGCCGCACGAGAGGCACTACACATTGCTGCATACAGTCACTTAATTGAGACCCTAGGACTACCGGAATCAATGTACAATCAGTTTCTTGAATATCAAGAGATGAAGGATAAGCACGACTATGTGTTAGAGATTTCAAGTAAGAACGGTACCATAGAATCAACAGCAACCCACATTGCAGTATTCAGTGCATTCACTGAAGGCATGCAGCTATTCTCATCATTCATCATGCTATTGAACTTCCCACGTAATGGTAAGATGAGGGGCATGGGTCAAATTGTTACATGGTCAATTGTTGACGAAACTATGCATGCAGAGTCAATGATTAAATTATTCAGAACATACATAGAAGAAAATAAAGAAATCTGGAATGATGAACTCAAAGGTAAGATCTACACCATCGCAGAAAAAATGGTGGAGTTGGAAGATAGGTTCATTGATCTGGCTTTTGCTTTGGGGCCTATGGATGGTCTGGACGCTAATGACGTTAAACAATATATACGTTACATTGCCGATCGTCGTCTTATTAGCTTGGGCCTTAAGGGGATAATGAAGGTAAAAAGGAATCCTCTACCCTGGGTAGAGAATATGATTAACGCACCGACCCACACCAATTTCTTTGAGAATCGTGCAACTGATTATGCAAAGGGCGCATTGAATGGTAGTTGGTCAGAAGTATGGGCTAAACAATGACAGAAAAGATCCCCCACATATGTTACGAATGTGATAGTGAGTTTTACGTATTTCCAATTTATGAGGAAAGTGAGATGGCAGACATTTCATTTTGCCCCTATTGCGGATCAGAATTAGAGTCTGTAGAAGATGATGAGCCTGAGATAGAAGAGGAATATTTCGAAGATCCTGACGAGGAGTGATACATAGTCATCTAAAGGATGACTATGAGTACATTAGGAATTGATTTATCATTAACCTCTCCATCACTATGCATATTTGATAACAAAGGTACATTTGACATTAGTCGGTGTACCTTTTATTACTATACAAGTGTAAAGAAAACTATTACCAGCAACACCACGTTTAAGGGTGAGTTGTATCCTGAGTTTACGTACCCAGAAGAACGCTACAACAACATTTCAAACTGGATACTAGATAAGGTAGTTAAACATAAAGTGGAGTGCGTATACATTGAGGGATACGCGTTTAATGCTGTTGGTAGGGTGTTCCAAATAGCCGAAAATACCGGAGTACTCAAATACAGACTTTGGGCTAACAATCTCAATTGCATTACTGTCCCGCCTACTGTAATAAAGAAGTTTGCAACCGGCAAAGGTAACGCAAACAAAGAAGCAATGCAGGACAGCTTTATTTCTGAGACTGGCATTAATTTAAAAGATATCCTACAATTGACTGATAAGCAATGGAATCCATCTTCGGATATCATTGATAGTTATTATGTCTGTAAGTACGGGGTATCAGAAAATGGCAAAGAAAAGTAGTAGTGGTGTTCCTTACGTTATGCCGTCAGGCAAGCCTACATATAATTTCGTAAAAGATGCAATAAATATCAAGGTATACTACAATAGCAAACTAGTAGAGATATTTCAGACTGCATCAGGTCATACCCAGCGTATGACTATGAATCATAACGATTACGAAAATTTTGAGAATAGACTTAAGAATAACGGATTTAAAGTTCTGGCGTTAGTATAATGGACAATACAGTAGGCTTCTACCCTTCTAATGGGAGTTCGATTCTCTCACGCCGGACCATTTATTATGCAAGCATATCGTAAACAACCCACCTTTAATGTTAAGCAAAACGTTTCACTTTTTAACAAGATTACTAATGATACCTTCATTGGCGATATTGTGAACGAAGATGAGATCGAAGGCCGTCAATACTGGGTATTTTATTCTTACAGTCGTCCTAATAGCCGCCTACTAATGGCTAAGGACTCATATACAATAACTAAAGCTAAGAAATAGTTGATTTTAACTACGAACTAAGCTATTATCGAGACTGCCTATCGGCAAACATTTATTATGAAAGGTAAATTATGAACCAAAAATCTAAACTACGTAAGGCTTTCTTCGAAGGCCGTTCTTTGACTGCCAAGCAAATTACCGCCCAGTTCGGTATTGCTTCTCCTGGTAAGATTGTCAGCCAACTTCGTTTGGAAGACGGCTTGCCAATTTACAACGACCGTAACGTTGATACCAAGGGTCGTGTAACTAACAAGTACCACATGGGCACTCCAAGCCGCAAGATCATTGCTGCTGGCTACCGTGCACAAGCAATGGGACTTGTTTAATTTAGCGTAAGCTAGTATAATCAGGGGACTTCGGTCCCCTTTTTTTATAGGATGTGTATGGATGATAATGTTAGACTTAAAGAGGCAGCCCCCCTGGATACTCCTGAGGGTCGTCAGTGGTTAATTGATATGCTTAAGGCTAAACCTGCTAGTATCTCGTTTATCAAATCCGATGGTACAAAGCGGGTCATGCTTTGTACGCTACAGGAAGATGTAGTGCCGGTGATTGAAAAGAAAACAGATAAGGTTAAAACAGTTAGCACCGAGGTGTTACCAGTATATGATCTCGAAGCAAAGGGGTGGAGATCTTTCCGCCTAGATAGTATTTTAACGGTTACTTTTGATTTGTGATGAAAACAGGTATTACCTTTGGTGCTTTTGATCTATGTCACACCGGTCACGTTCTTATGTTTGCAGAATGCAAGCAGCTTTGTGACTATCTAATAGTAGGATTACAGGTTGATCCTAGTCTAGAACGTAAAGAAAAAAACACCCCAGTCCAATCATTATACGAACGATATGTACAGCTTAACGCAATTAAATATATTGATGAAATCATTCCTTACGCTTATGAGCACGAAATTATTCAAATACTGCAATCACGCAGTCTTAATGTCCGCTTTGTGGGTACTGATTACATTGATCGCGATTTTACTGGTAAAGACTGTTGCGTCAGCAGATCCATCGATCTATTCTTTAACAATAGAGATCATGGGTTCAGCACAACTGAATTGAGGAAGAGAATTGAAAGTTCTAATAACCGGAAGTAGAGGTTATATTGGCTCAGTACTAGCCAAGACCTTGCATGAACAGAATATAATTCCCTTTGGAATAGACCATGACGGTAGACCAAGCGGATCTGCCATCTACGGTATGTTCTCCATTGGATGTATTACCGACGACTTGATCATAGAATGTATAATGGATCAAGGTATCGATACTATTTTCCATCTAGCTGCATATGCAGATGTTGGAGATAGCGTTAGGTATCCCGCCATGTACTATGAGAATAACATTGGCAAAACCTCTTTGATGCTGTTAAAGCTTCTCGAGAAAGGGTGGAGGGGTAAAATAATATTTTCTTCTACTGCTGCCGTATACAAAGAACAATCTATGCCAGTATACGAGGGTTGCGAGATAGGCTCTCCTAACCCATACGGTAAGAGTAAATATGCATGCGAACAATTACTTCATGACATTAGTGCTGCCTACGACATACCGGTAGCTATTTTTAGATACTTTAACGTAGCAGGTGCATGGGATGATGTTGGCGATCATATTGACGCCAGCCATATTATCTCAAGACTGTGTGATAGTACGTATAATAAAAAACCATTTATGTTATATGGTACTGATAAGAACACCCCTGACGGTACGTGTATAAGAGACTATGTACATGTGAGGGACGTTTGCGATGCACACATACATGTAGCTAAATTCTTAGATCATGTGATTCCTAATGTGTGGACTTTTAACCTTGGTACTGGTGCCGGTCATTCAAACCTAGAAATTATTAAGGCGTTTGAAAGGTTTAGCGGTCATAAACCAATTATTATTAATGGTCCAGGGCGCGCCGGCGATCCAGATCATTTAGTAGCCGGTACCATTAAATTTGTTAATCAAACGAAGTATAGATATAATCATAGTAGTTTAGAGCAAATCATAACTACAGCATGGAATTATTATTGCAATAAAATGGAGTCACAAAATGGCATTTGATGAGAATGAGATTTCCGCTAAATCACAAGGCGGTACAGAGATGATGAAGCGTGGATTGGCCGAACGCCTTCCTAAAGAACTAACAGATGACTTTCAGATTATCTGTTCACGGGTTCGGGAAATAGAGGAAGAAAAGATTCGAGTATACTGGTTACATGATCTACCAGAAGATCCTGAAACCAATCACCTGACTGATGCAACAAGTCGGGATAGATTTCATAAGCACGTATTCTGCGGTCAATGGCAGTACTATCGTTACCAGCATATCTTAGGGATGCCGTATGATGAGAACAGTACAGTTATTGAGACTGCCATTGAGCCAATGCCAAGTGTGGTTAAGTCAAAGGATGAGATTAGACTAATCTATACATCAACTCCCCAGCGTGGCCTGGCCCTATTGGTTCCTGTATTTGAAAAGCTAGCAGAAAAGTATGATAACATTTACCTAGATGTTTTCTCAAGCTTTAAGATCTATGGATGGGATCATGCCGACAAGCAGTTTGAACCTATCTTCGAACGCTGTCGTAACCATCCGCGTATTAACTATCATGCATTTGCAACTAATGATGTGGTGAGAGAGTCCTTACTCAAAGCCCACATTCATGCATACCCATCTATCTGGTTGGAGTGTAACAGTCGTAGTGTTATTGAGGCTATGTCAGCTGGTGCGTTGTGTGTTCACCCCAACTACGGTGGACTGATTGATACTTCAGGCGGTATGAACTTTATGTACCAAGGTAATAGTGACCCACAAAAGCACGTCAATACGTTCTACCAGGTTATGGAGAATGCTATTGAAGCAGTCAATACCGAGCAGCTACAAACTTACTTACAGCTGGTTAAAATGTACGCAGACAACAGATACAACTGGGGTAAAGTAACACAGCAATGGGAAGACTTATTGGTAGGGCTTAAGAAGCAGTATAGCACCGTTGATAGCCGTAAGTTAAAGGCATCTGGTCCTATCTTCTCCTACGATACAAACCGTCGATGATTCTAACTAGAACACCCCTACGGATCAGTCTCTTTGGTGGGGGTAGTGACATACCATCTTACTACGAGAGGGAGCCTGGTAGGGTACTGTCATTTACTATTGACAAGTACATGTACATAGCCCTGTGCCGTACTGCCTTCAAGGGTGTGAAGGTGGTATACAATGAGATTGAACTTACCGAATCAGTTAGCAGTATAAAGCATTCAAGAGTAAGGGAGTGCTTACAGGAATTTGGCATATCATCGCATGTTGAAATTAGTTCGTTTTGCGAGATACCAACCAAGGGTACAGGGCTAGGTTCATCATCAACTTTTACGGTAGGTTTAATAAATGCTCTATCTAACTTATTAGGTCTACCTTTAGGCAAGTATGATATTGCCAATCTTGCATGTCTTATAGAGATAGAATCTTGTAAGGAGCCAATTGGTAAACAAGACCAGTTTGCTGCCGCATACGGTGGGTTAAATGTATTTGGGTTTCGTAAAGACGGGGTAACGATTCTTAAACCTGCAGTATCAAATATTATTATAGAACGTCTTAATAACAATCTCATGATGTTTTACACTGGGTTAACAAGAAATACATCTGATATTCTAAGTGTGCAGGGTAAGAGTAAGACCAATGATTCATTGCTAAAGAGAATGGTCGGTATGACTATAGATGCAGAGATTGCACTCGAGGCAGGTAATCTAGATGATGTCGGTAGAATGTTAGATGAGGGGTGGCAATTAAAGCGTCAACTAGCGTATAATGTATCTAATGACTTTATTGACATGCATTATAAGAGAGCAATGCAGGCAGGCGCCCTTGGTGGTAAAATACTAGGGGCTGGTGGAGGGGGTTATTTACTGTTCTATGTTCCATTAGATAAACAAGAAACAGTAAGACAGGCATTAAGCAGTTTAGAAGAGTTTAAATTTAAATTTGAGGATACTGGTACAACAGTAGTATACAATGAAAGCAAGCGAGCACTTTAAAGATTATGTTACTCAACTTATCGATGGGTTGGTTGAGTTAGATAAGAAGAATTTAGACCAAGCAGTAGATGAGTTAGTGGCAGCATATGCTAACGGTAAGAATGTATTTGTATGTGGTAATGGAGGATCAGCTGCCATAAGTGAGCACTTTACCTGCGACCATTCCAAAGGGGTATGCTTTGATACAGGTATGCTCCCCCAGGTACAGTCTCTTTCATCAAACATGTCGCTGCTAACTGCTATAGCAAATGATATTGGATACGAAAAAGTATTCTCATATCAGCTTAACATGAAGGCAAACGAGGGTGATGTGTTGGTGGTGGTATCGAGTAGTGGTAATTCTCTCAATATTATAGATGCATTAAGATGTGCTAAGTTAAAGAAACTATCTACTATTGCACTTGTTGGATTTGATGGTGGACAGGCTTTGAATCTAGCTGACATAGGCCTGCATGTTAAGAACAATAACTACGGCGTAGTAGAAGATGCACATCAGGCAATCATGCACATCATGGCCCAGGCAATCAGATTATCGTACCTAAATAGTAACACAATTAAACTATAACTTGCTATGATATTACTTGATTTTAACCAGGTTTGTATTGCTAACCTAATGGCACAATTAGGTAATCATACAAATACAGAAATAGAAGAAAATCTTCTAAGACATATGGTTCTTAATACCATTAGGTCTTTAAGATCAAAATTCTGTGAGGAATTTGGCGAACTTATCATCTGCTGTGATGATAAGAAGGTGTGGCGTAAAGAGGTATTCAAGTACTACAAGGCCAATAGGAAGAAGGCTCGTGAGGAGTCTGAACTCGACTGGAATGCAGTATTTAATGCGCTTAATCATATTAAAGCTGAGTTAAAAGAATTCTTCCCGTATAGAGTAGTACAGGTAGAGGGCGCAGAGGCAGATGACGTTATTGGTGCCATTACTATTGCTAACGGCAATATGCTAAATACTGGTGAGAAGATACTTATTCTTTCTGGGGATAAGGACTTTGGGCAGCTACAAGTTTTTGGTAACGTAAAACAATATGATCCTGTCAGAAAAAAAGATATTAAGCATGCAGACCCTGTTAAGTTCACAAGAGAGCTTATCCTAAAGGGCGATATAGGGGATGGTATTCCTAACATACTTTCACCAGACGACTGCCTTGTTAATAAGGTCAGGCAAAAGCCTATGCGGCTTGAAAAATACTCCCACATTAGAAACCCCCGTCAAGAGCTCCATGAGGAGCAGCTCCGTAACTGGATCCGTAACGAACAACTTATTGATCTTACATTTATTCCAGAAGAGATTCAAAATAAAATTTTTGAAGTGTACGAGAGTGAAGCAGGCAAGGGCCGCTCCAAGCTCTTTAACTATTTCGTGTCCCATAAGCTTAAATTATTAATTGAAAGTATTAATGAGTTTTAAATGAAAAAATCTTTATATGAAGTTCTGGAGGAATGCTCCAAAGGTAAGACGGTAGAAGATAGGGTTAAACTTTTACAAAAAAACGGATCCGCACCCATACAAACTATTCTTAAGTATGCTCTTGATCCAAGTATTAAATTTTTACTACCCGATACTGACCCTCCCTACAAACCTACAGATTTCTTAGATCAAGAAAATATGCTGTACATGGAACTCAGAAGGTTATACCTTTTTGTAGAAGGTGGTAATCCTAATCTCACAAAGCTGAAAAGAGAAAACCTATTCATTCAGCTGTTAGAATCAATTGATAAAAATGATGCAGTTCTCATGTGTCATGTCAAGAACAAGACCCTACCCTTTAAAGAACTTACTGCTAAGGTGGTAAGAAAAGCATTTCCTGAATTATTGCCAGAGGAGATTAAGCAGTAAGAAGATGAGTAAGACTTTAAAAAAGAACGTCAAGCGTTCTTCAAATAACGTTTTTGAAGACGGATATCATACTAAACAAAAAACACGAGCTGTTGAGAATAGAAAGCAGCTTAAACAATTTGAGAACGCGCTTAGGTCTCGCGATCTTAAAAAAATCTTAATTTATGAGGACCAGCTGTAATGCCATATTACGTTTTTAGAGATATTAATACAGAAGAAACTTTTGAGAAGCTGATGAAGATCTCTGAGCTGGATCAATATAAGTTAGATAACCCGCACCTACAAACTGTTCCACAAGCCCCCGGTTTTAGTGATCCAGTCAGACTTGGTCGCATGAAACCTTCAGACGGGTTTAGGGATGTTTTACAGAAAATTAAACAAGGCAGTCCTAGGAGTAGAATTAACACTTACAAGTAAAGGGTCTTAATGAGCAAAGCAGCAAGAAGAAATATAAGAGCGCTCAAAGAAACGGGAGTAGTTTTAGAGTTTGAACCTAAGCAAACAAAAACTAACCTATCATTAAAAGAGATTGAACCTTTAACGGAGAACCAAAACTTAACTTTCAAAGCTTTCGATAAGAACAAGAACATTTTGCTGCATGGACTTGCAGGTACAGGAAAGACATTTATTTCCATGTACCTAGGTTTGAAAGAAGTATTAGAGAGGGGTAGCAGATATAAGAAAGTATTAATCATACGATCAGTCGTTCCTACCAGGGACATGGGTTTTTTGCCTGGTAATACAAAAGAGAAGACAAAAGTATATGAGGCACCATACTATGCCATATGCTCTGAACTCTTTGGTAGAGGGGACTCCTATGAGATACTTAAGTCAAGAAATGTAGTAGACTTTATATCAACCTCTTTCATTCGTGGATTAACCATCAACAATACAATTATAATTGTAGATGAGATTAATAACATGACCTTCCACGAATTGGACAGTGTTATAACTAGGATGGGTCACAACTGCAAACTCATGCTATGTGGTGACTTCAGACAAAGCGACTTAACCAAGTCAAGTGATAGAAGTGGACTTTCCCACTTCATGAGAATTTTAGATAAGATGGGTAATTTTGAACATGTCGAATTTAAAGAAGATGACATCGTCAGGTCCGGTCTTGTCAAGGAGTATATAATTGCTAAAAACAGACTTGGCTATTCGTCAGGTACCTTTCAAATATCAGCCTTTGCAGGAGCACGATCTTAGGACTGTAACTAAGAACGGAAAGAGGTATTATGACGTAGACGGTGATTACTTACCTTCAGTAACCACCGTTCTTTCCTCCCTACCTAAACCCGGCCTTGATGCATGGAGGGAGAGGGTGGGGGCGGCTGAGGCTACTCGCATTATGACTGAGGCTGCCACCAGAGGCACCAAAGCTCACAAAATGTGGGAGGAGTATCTCCGGAATGATGTTGACTTTGCCAAAGGTATGATGCCTACATCCATCATGCTTTTTAAACAACTTCAGCCCTGGCTTGACCGGAACATTGATTTCCTGTATGGCAATGAGATCGCTTTGTTCTCCAAGTCTCTCCATACTGCTGGTAGGTGTGATGCCATTGCATCCGTTAACGGACGTCCGGCAATCGTAGACTTCAAGACCTCTACCAATCCAAAGAAAGAGGAATGGATTGAGACATACTTTTACCAAGTTACGGCTTATGCTATGATGGTGGAGGAGATGTACGGTATAGTAGTAGAAGATGCATACATCCTGATTGCCGTCGCCGATGGGTCACCGCAGAGTTTCCCCATCAGAACCAGACACTACAAAGAAACCGTAAAAGGCATATTTAATAGTTACATTACTAACAGTTGACTTAATTGCCGCATCCTTGTATAATTGAAAAACAATGAGAAGGATGCTATGATAGCAACTGATAAATTAATGACCAAGCTCGATTTGAGTAAGGGAATGTCTGTTAATCGTGCCATCGTTCAGACTAGTGAGTATATTGATAGTCAATCTGATCCCCTAAAGGTATCAAATTCTATCCTTAAGACTCTTGGTATGGTCGGGTATAGTTATACGGAACCATCGCAGGCAAAAATCATGGCCTTGGCCTCGATTGAGCAGGTTTTGGTTATGGATGTGTTTGATCCGAGTAAGGCTGAAGAGATAGCTATTACAAAGTTTGAGCGTATTCTAAAGAGAATGCCTTATGCAGTTAAAGGTACAGCAGTATCTAAGGCGCGTAAGGGATCGAAGAGAGATGTTGCTCGTCAGATCTACCTTGAAAATAGGGGTAAGGACGAGAAGGAAGTAATCGCAATAGTTGCCAAAGAAATGGAAGTAACTCTGCAAAACGCGTATACATACATATATTTGGTTAAAAAAGACTTAAAGTCGTAAGATAATTGACTTTTTTAGCTACATACAGTATAATACAAACATGTTAACGGTAAAAGGTATAAATGCTCAGTTGTAATCAACGATCAAAATTAATTAGTTGGAATCATCTATCCGATGAGGCCGGCTATCCTTTTATCTCGGGGTCTTGTAAGTTGTAATCATACATCTTATCCCTACAAGACCCCAGGACTAAACACCCTGGGGTTCTTTTTTGCTCTTTAAAAATTTAAGCAGGTATATGCACCTATCGTCTATCGGTTAGGACGCTGCCCTTTCAAGGCGGAAAGAGGAGTTCGATTCTCCTTAGGTGTACCATATTAAAGCATATTTCAGGTTGGGTTAGATTCGCGGTCTAACTATTTGGGTATTATGGACTAGATAATTACTAGCCCCGGTACTAAGATACGGAGTATGTTTTAATATGCTAGATGTTGGTGTGACCCGAAAGGCTAGGGAGCAGATTGCAAATCTGTTTTATGCAGGTTCGAGTCCTGTCACCAACTCCACAAAGTTTCGGAGCAATTGATGCTATGGCGTGTGCATCCTCAGACTGTAAATCTGATCCCACCGGGTAAACATTCTTGGTTCGACTCCAAGTTGCTCCACCAATTTTTAAGGAGGGGCGTTACGAAAGTAACGTGCTGTGACTACAGCATCCTTAAATTTAATATGGTCCTAAAGTGTTCATGGACGCACGACGGCTTGTCACGCCGTAAGAGTGGGGATCGTTACCCCCTAGGACCGCCAAGTTATACCCCGTTAGCTCAAAGGTAGAGCACCCGGCTGATAACCGGGAGACAGAGGATCGTTACCTCTACAGGGTACCATAGTTTTTGCCCCGGTGACGGAATTGGTATACGTGTTGGTCTTAGAAGCCAAATTTTGAGAGTTCGAGTCTCTCCTGGGGCACCAAAACTCGCCTTGACTTATGGCGTATAATAGGAAAAGTAGTAAGTCAATCTGGGCTGTTAGTGATAATGGGAGCACGGGGGCTTTGCACGTCTCAGGTAAGAGTTCGATTCTCTTACGGTCCACCAGAATTTTGGGTCCTTAGTAAAATGAATATTACACAACGCTACGAACGTTGAGGTGGGAGTTTGATTCTCTCAGGACCCTCCAATTTTTATGCAGGTAAGCCCGAGGTGGGACGCCAGCCTTCCAAGCTGTGCTGAGTGGAGTTCGATTCTCCCTACCTGCTCCATTTATGAAGACTTAGGTGAATCTTTGTCGATTTGTTTAAACTGTTCTGTTAGTATGAAGCAAGGTTTTACTGAATTGTAATCTTGTACGAATGTACGAGAGTTGGTCCAGTACTCTTTCATCTCATTAGGCTTATCGCTCAATGCATACAGCAGCCGTAAATTTTCGTCGTCTTTATGAGTAAACATTTTTGTATTTATCTCCGATTGGTGAAATGGTATCATCCGTGCTTTGGGAGCATGTGGCGCAAGTTCGATTCTTGCATCGGAGACCAGGTTTTGTAAGTGTCAGCAAGAGAACAACTCGCTATTCAGTATTCTTCGAAGGTACTGAATAGTAGAAGGTTAATGGGTTCAACTCCCACCTGCGGGAAACTGCAGAGGTCTGTAACGGAGACTATACTGGTTAAGTATCCTAAGTGACGTACCTCATGCCGTCCGGACTAGTATAATCGGATAAATGGTTGCTATAATTGAGGGGCAGCAACTTACAAATTCAATTGTTGGGGGTTAGTGTAGCGGTAACACTACAGACTTTGACTCTGTCATCACTGGTTCGAACCCAGTACCCTCTGCCAGTTTTTTTATAAGGAGAGCCTGATATGGCTAGTGTCAAGAAGGGGACGTTAACTCGTTCACCACAATGGTGGAAACACCTAAAAGAGTATAAGAGGTTTTTCTGGAAATCGGAAAGACAGGCTTATAAGAAAGAAATTAGCGGGGGTATAACTTAACGGCTAAAGTAGTAGGCTTTTAACCTATTAATCAGAGTTCGATTCTCTGTACCCCTACCATATAAAAGCACATTATTAGTAACGCATGAGCAGGTTACTAACTTCCGCTGGTTACGTCAATCGTAAGTGGGTGAAGGATAGTGTGTTTCTATATAGTTTATGTGGTTGTTAGTTTAGTGGTAAAACCGCGGGTTGTGATTCCGCTATCACGGGTTCGATTCCCGTACATCCACCCAAATTAGGATGATTAGCTCAGTGGTAGAGCACCGCCTTGACATGGCGAAGGTCAGTGGCTCGAATCCACTATCATCCACCATTATGCTGCTTTAGCTGATGTGGTCATAGCGCTGGTCTGAAGAACCAGTGAAAGAGGTTCGATTCCTCTAGGCAGCACCAAACTTGTCTCGATGGTGTAATGGCAGCATAGCAGTCTCCAAAACTGTTGGTTGGGGTTCGAGTCCCTATCGGGATGCCAAGTTTATCTCTCTAAAGCGTTATCAGGTTGCGTACACGATTTGGGGTCGTGTGGTCCAGGTTCGAATCCTGGTAGGGAGACCAAGTTAATGGAAAGTAATGCAGCGGGGATGGTCCTGCGACTGGCCTTGAAAACCAGGTTCTCAGAAATGGGATGGGGTTCGACTCCTCTGCTTTCCGCCAATTTTAGTTGCATTTGTTTTTGTATTAGTATATAATTAGAAAAAGGAAGACGGGCAGGATGGTAATGCAGCAGATTGCTAATCTGTAGATTCTAGTAATAGGGTCATAGGGTTCGACTCCCTAGTCTTCCACCATATAAGTAAAAAATATTCCCTAGTAGCACAGCGGTAGTTGCACTTGACTGTTAATCAAGTTGTCCGTGGTTCGATCCCACGCTGGGGAGCCAAATTTCGCCCTCATAGTATATTGGTATTACAGTTGCCTTGTAAGCATCAAAACGGAGTTCGATTCTCTGTGGGGGCACCAGAATCGCAGAGTATGGAAGTGGTCTATCCGTCCGGTCTCATAAGCCGGGAATCGCAGGTTCGAATCCTGCCTCTGCAACCATAACGGATGTATAGCACAGTGGTAGTGCATCTCCTTCATACGGAGCAGGTCAGTAGTTCGAATCTACTTACATCCACCAAGGAGTTATATGAGTAACTTTAGATTCATTGATAGAAACGTCGACGTCAGTAAAATATTAAAACAGGTCCTGGATAATCCTGAAGATTGGCAAGCTGTTACAACATTTAAAAATACCGCTGGTGATAAAAATCCGTACGGGTTTCTACCTATGGTGATGGCTGTAGTCAGGGATGCAAATGATGATCCTAAGAATACAGAGCTGCAAATGAATACCCCTTTGTATAAGAAGTATACAGAGATTAGGAAATGGCTTCGTAATCAAGGTATTTACAATACATCAAGGGCGGCCTTCTTTAGGCTTAAGCCTGGTGATGGTGTTGGTAGACATATAGATGATGGCACTTATTATCTTACAAGAGACAGGTATCACCTTGCAATTCAGGGTACATACCTCTATACAGTAGATGGGGAAGAGCACCAAATTGCACCAGGTACTTTTTTCTGGTTCAACAATAAAAAATATCATTCAGCTTACAACAATGGGGATATTGATCGTTTGACGTTTGTATTCGATGTTCCCCATTCACCTAAGAATCCTTAATGCCTGGTTAGCTCAGGGGTAGAGCGTCTCCTTTACACGGAGAGGGTCGGCGGTTCGAAACCGTCACCAGGTACCATACTTACTTGACTTAATTTTCGTAATATTGTATAATCACTATACATTAATTTACTATGAGGTGTATTGTGAAGGGTACTACTAAGATGTTCTTAATAGGCATGGTTGTGACTATCTTGGTCATGAAACCATCGGTGGGTGTAGCATTTGTATCTGCTATCTCAAATGGTATATCTACTGTGGCTAGTGCAATGCACGAACCTGCCGTACGTCCTGAGCCGCCAGTGGTTGTTCAGAATAACGATGATGAATTCAAGGTTAAAATTTTATCTTTGTTTGATAAGTTGTTTGAACGTCTAGATAAGAAAGAGGAACCTAGAGAGGAATTTATTACCTCCGGACCTCTAGCCCCTGTTGATACTCCTGTTGTAGTTACTCTTAGTTCTAAAGAGGTTGCATATAACCAGGCATTAGCCGAGCAAGCTATTCTAGAACGTCATGAACGGTATACCGGTGAGGATCCTATCGTACGTAAACGTCTTAACTTACCTCCTAAACTTAAGTCTATCGACCAGTTCGAATATAAGGATGAGGTGAGTGCTGCAACCTTTGATAAAGAGTTTGCCGAGAAGGTTGGTAAGAAATAATGGATCCATCTCTAGCAGTATCATTAGCCGGGCTTGCGTTTACTTTATTTGCAGGTCCGAGCTACGCATATAAATATCAGGAGTTAGAGGGTAGCAAGTTATGTGATTTCTCTAACATCCAGGTCCTACAAAAGAACGAGCAAAAGATCTATCTTAAGTATGACCGGGTAGTCTTTGTAATGTATCAGAAGCCTACTAATAAGGGCGTTAAGAACGTTAAGAGATTTGAAACCACAAATGGTGGGGTAGTGTTTTTACAACTACCTGAGAAAGCCATGCTATTAGATAATATTAAGATGAAGCCCATCTTAAATGAATGCAAGAATATATGAGGTGCTTATGTCAAATGGTGGCAAAGGTTCAAGACCTAGACCTAAGAGCGTATCCCAACAAGAGTATGATACCAGGTGGGATGCTATATTTGGACGTGATCTGAACGAGGATAACACGGGTACAAATAAAAATGAATATCAGGACGTACTATCTACTGAAGACTGTATTGTCGACATGCCTGGTACAATGGGTAGCGCAAAATTAATTTTTAAAGAATAGTTATGGAATTTATTGATCGGTTTGACTTATTTCCAACCCCTGTACTAAGGTACGGATTTAAAGATATAGAACTACATCATGAAAATCTAGTTAAGTACTTGGCTAATGATGAGTTGTACTTTAAGGACAAAGAACGTAATGGTGTTCAAACTACCGATGGTGATCTCTTTAATCACAAAGAGCTGGAACCGGTACATAAACTCTTTACTGAATGTTTTGAAGATGCCTTAGATAAGTTCGGTTACGAAAAAGATCATGGTATCATCTCCATGTGGGCTACTAGACAAAGAGACGGCGGCTTTCATCATCAGCACATTCATAGAAATACGTTTCTAGCCGCCGTACTTTATTTGTTTGATATCGATGGTACTGCTAGAGGCACTACATTCCATAACCTTAATAGCAACCTGTATCAAATTGACCCACGACATAAAAAAGATGCACCTCAGTTTTTTAAGAACAGTGAAGAAGTTCCGTTCATTAACGGTACCGTTCTAGTCTTTCCTGGATGGGCATCCCATTCAACCATACCTTCCCCAAGTAGGTACAGAATAATGATCGCCGCTAATATGATGCCAGTTGGTCGTACTAATTCCGATCACTATGATCAATATTACTATCATGATCCAAAAGAAAAAGGTTACTTAAATTTAGCCGACCATATCAAAGAAGGGTATGGTAAGTAACGCAGGAGTAGCTCAGTTGGTAGAGCATTACCTTGCCAAGGTAAATGTCGCGAGTTCGAACCTCGTCTCCTGCTCCATTTTTTAATACCTGCTTAATTTTAACGCTCCTATAGTTAAGTGGTATAACACGTCCTTGGTAAGGACGAATCCTGAGTTCAATTCTCGGTGGGAGCACCACTTGCATTTAATTACAATTTAAGTTATAATATCAATATGAAACAGGCCGGTAGCTTAATGGTAAAGCAGGGAACTCATAATTCCTTGAGTGGGGGTTCAATTCCCTCCCGGCCTACCATTGATGAGCTTAGGAAACTAGGTAAGTGGCCTTTTCCTCAATGGGAGAATGGTCAAATAGTCCAGTTTAAGGTTAAGACACCACGAGTGCCGAAACCGGATTGGTTTAAAGAAGCAGGTGAAGCGCCTTTTTGAGGTCAATATGAAACAGTTAAACTTAGATGAAGTGAAAAACTTTATCCAATTACAAAGTCCTGAAACCAAAATTTACATTGGTGCTGACTCCGAACGTTATCAAAAGATAATTAATGGCCGTAATGAATGGTTTGCTGATTACATTCTAGTAGTAGTTGTTCATATTGACGGATGCCATGGATGCAAGATCTTTGGTGAAGTTCAGACCGAACGTGACTACGATAAGAGGGCAAGCCGCCCATCAACACGTCTTATGACTGAGGTATACAAGGTTGCTGAACTGTACCTCAAAATGGAAGAAGTCCTTGAAGGTAGAGATGTGGAGGTGCATCTGGACATCAATCCTAATGAGCTGTATAACAGTAGTATAGTGGTGCAGCAGGCAATAGGATACATTAAGGGTGTATGCAGCGTTACCCCAAAAGTTAAACCTCAGGCTTTTGCCGCATCGTATGCTGCTGATAGGTTTAAATCGTTTATAGGATAATTTATCCGCGGGTGTGGTGGAAGGGTAGACACAGGAGACTTAAAATCTCCCGCCTAGAGCGTGCCGGTTCGAATCCGGCCACCCGTACCACTAAATAATGGTATACTTTGACCCTTCAAAGGAGATACCATGAAGCTTACAGCAGTCGAACGCAATCATCTGAATGAAATGATTGAGACACAAACGTTCTATGGAATTCCACTGGAACAGGTTACCCAGGAAGTCCTAGAGGAAATTGATCATGAAGAGGCTCGTACTCTTTACATAGTTGCCTGCATGCTCGGATGGGACATGAGGGATAAACAATCCCTGGACCACTTTCCCTATGAGGCAGAAGAGTACCTCAAAAAATTCCAACTAATTCAGTAATAAATTATAGTTACTTTTCGTAAGTTGCCTTAATTTCGTAATGTCGTTATAATCATAGTGTGGACTCTTAAACCCACTAACTTTAGAAAGACTATATTATGAATAAACTTGAAACTGCAATTGAGATCGTTAAGGCTGGTAATGGTGATAAGAAACTGTTGCTGGCTGATATTCAGAACGCTTTGGGTGTGACTCGTGCTAACGCATCTGTCTATCTCTTCAAAGCTAATAAGGTAATTGAGACTGGTGAGCCTGTAGAGGTGAAAGAAACTAAGGTGAAGGCTGTTAAGGTCGAGCCTACTGTTGAGTTCGAGGTATCTGAAGAAGATCAGCTTGCCTATCATGAATCTATGGCCGAACGCTCTGCCTCTGGCCTCTCCGTTATGTCTATCCAGGAATGGAAAGAGATGACTGAGAATCTTAAGGCCTTTGCATGAGATTCCGCTCCAAGAAAATGATGGAGTATGAGCATCACTTTATGGAAGAAGAGATGCTCAAATTTGCCAGTAACCTGATCTATGAATCTAATATGGATCGGGACCAGGTTACTGCCCGCTTTGCCGAAGCATACGGTGAAGAAAATATGCATATCATTGAAGAAATTCTAGATGAAGAATTCAGTTGATTTATTTTCGTGACTAATCTATAATAGATATATCTTAACTTAAATTGGAGTAACAAATGTCTCATTTAGTAGAAACTATGGCATATGCTGGTGAAGTTCCATGGCATGGACTTGGTAAGTCTGTACCTGCAGATCTTTCGCCTGAGCAGATGTTGAAGGCAGCCGATCTTGACTGGACGGTCAGCAAGGTTCCTGCATTTGCAAAGATTGGTAATGAAAATAAACCTGTGGGTTGGTCAGCCCTGGTTCGTTCCTCTGACGATCGTATTCTTGATGTTGTATCTGATGAATGGAATCCTATTCAGAATTCAGAAGCATTTGAGTTCTTTCACGAGTATTGCCAGAACGGTGATATGGAGATGCATACTGCTGGTTCCCTTAAGAACGGTCAAGTAGTTTGGGCTCTTGCTAAGGTGAAGGAATCATTCGAATTGTTTAAAGGTGATCAAGTTGACTCTTACCTCCTATTTACTAATCCTCACCGCTTTGGCCAGTGTATTGATATTCGCTTCACTCCTATTCGTGTGGTATGTAATAATACGCTTACCCTTAGCCTGTCTGAGAATTCTGATCGTATGGTCAAGAAAAATCACCGTAGCCTCTTCGATGCCTCAAAGGTAAAGGAAGAACTGGGTATTGCTACGAATAAACTTGCCAAGTATAAGGAGATGGCTGAATTCCTAGGAAGCAAGCGCTATACCGATGAGACCATCAAGAATTACTTTCGTGAGGTGTTTCCTACTCTCTCTAAGAATAAGGCGAACGATTCGGAGACTATCTCACGTGGTGCTAAGTCAGCCCTGGCCGTCCTCGAGACCCAGCCTGGTGCTAATTTTGCCGAAGGTAGCTGGTGGCAGGCATTTAATGCGGTTACTTTTTTGACCGATCATAAGATTGGACGTTCGGCTGATACCCGTCTTCAATCGGCATGGTTCGGTCCGAATAAGAATCTTAAGATCAAGGCTCTTGAGACCGCAATCGAATACGCCGAAGCAGCATAATAGATGGGGACTGTGTCCCCATAAATATGGTATCTTTTGGAGATACCATGCAACAGTTCAGAGATTTTTTAACAGAAGCAATGAAGCAAACTAAACTGCCTGAGCCAAAGAAGGAGGCGTCAGGCAAGCCTAAAGTAATGAGCGGTAAAGAAACAATGGAGCATTTTCCGCGTCCGACGATGGATGCAGTGATGAAACATCCACTATATCAACGTCACATTGCAGGAGCTGAACATAGAGGGTTTGCACATTCTGTTAATAAATCTTCTGTAGATAATAAATATGATACACATATTGTACATGCTGTAACAGGTGGTACTGGTATCCGTCACAGGATTGACTTTCATATTGGGTTAAGTGGTCGCAAGGTAACTCATACCGAGCATTTAATTAACAAAGATAATGAAAAGTATCCCGAAGGTCATCCAGCGGCTGGCCAAGTGAAGTGGAAACATATATCATAAGAGTTATTGCTGTATGAAGCAAAGAGAAAAGTGTTCTGGACGGGGGTGCGAATCCCCCCAGGTCCACCAAAAGCATGAGGTTCAATCACGGCGCCATCTGTTGTAGCAGAAGTGTAACGGACCAATCATCTACAATGCTTTTGATGGGCCTGACCTAGATTCGACAGGGCAACAAGTAACAGAGTGGACAGCACGGTAGGCGATGACCGTAAATCAAGCAAAAAACGTAAACGCAAACGACGAACAGTTCGCATTAGCAGCCTAAACGCTGCTTAGGGTTTCGGTAGGTTTCCTCGTAACAGAATAACCTACCACTTAACTTAAAGGAGTTTTATTTTGAAGAAGATCATTGGTGCAACCTTGGTTGCTTTGTCATGTGCAGCATCTGCTGCTGATTATTTTAGCGTAGACATTGATTCAGTAAATGATCAAGTCACAGGTGTACGTAGTACTGCCCAGTACATTCGGGCAGGTAAGGAGGTTGTTGGCATTCAAATGGGTGTACAAGGACGTAATGCAGTATCCCATAATGGCGGAATGCAGAATAGCCTGGAAGTAACTGGTGGTAAGAACATCGGAGCTTTCACACCTTTCGTCGGGGTCGGCTTTGATAGCGGTGCAAACGGCGCACGGAATGCTGACTACAAATACGGGTTGGTTGGTGCTACCGCAGGAATGAAATTCGGACCTGGGTTTGCCTTGGCAGGAGTTAAGACCCGTCTTGGTACAACTGCAGCTGTTGAGACCAAGCAGACGGTTGTATTCGGTACATACAGCATTCCAGTTGTCAAGAACGTTGCATTAAACCTTAATGCAAGCAAGAGCTATCAAGACATTCAAGAGAATGCCTTTGGCCTTGGAGTTGGAATTAGTTTCTAACATAAATATAGAAGGGTTGATGGATCCTAATAAAACCATCACACATTTAAACTATACAAATACCTCTACTGGGTTTGTAGTCATTCACCTCAAGCAATCGTAGCCATAAAAGGTTAGTCGGTTGGTGGATCTTTTCTACAAGATCTACTATAATAGGGTACTAAAGAAAGGACAACTATGTACGAACAATACATGGAGAATGCAACATTTATATGTATTGCATTTATTAAAGCTTTATTCATTTTACTATTAGGATATATCATCTACTCATGCATGTCGTGGGCTGTTGATAGAAGTATTCACCAATACAACGTTACGTATTCTACACCTACACAGGTGACATTAAAGGAACGTGAGAGACAATTACAATGTCTTACTCAAAATATTTACTGGGAGGCGGCCAATGAGCCGTTCGAAGGTAAGGTTGCAGTAGCCCAGGTAACCCTTAACAGAGCCAACCATATTAAATTCCCTAATGATGTATGTAAGGTAGTTTATCAAAAGAATATATTTTATGAGAAAGTGATCTGTCAGTTCTCTTGGTACTGTGAAAATAACTACAAGATCAAACCTGTATACAAGCCGTTGTATGAGGAATCAGAAGCAGTAGCCAAGAAAGTCTTACTAGAAGGTTTTAGACTGGATGGGCTAAAGGAAGCACTTTTTTATCACGCCGACTATGTTAATCCAAAATGGCGCAAAGAGAAGATTACAACAATTGGTCGCCATATTTTTTACAAGGAATAAACATGCTTAATATTGCAGCATACTATCAAAAGGTATTAGAACATTTAAAAAACATCAGCTCCCAGACCCTGGGGTGGATAGCAATACTGCTCATGCATTGTGCATTTATTCCTAATATCCTAGCTGTATTACTTGGAGTATCCGATAGACTACCTTCAGTAGATGTTGTGATATTTGTATGGACAGGTCTATTGCTTATGTTCCTTAGATCAGTTTTTAATAAGGACAACATAGGTATTATTACCGGAGGGTTGGGATTCTTCATTCAAGCCTTATTACTTGCGTTAGTGGTATTTAAATAATGGATGATATAGAATTAACTCTCACAAAAACACCATCAGACTTTATGATGGAGATTGATAAGATAGCTGAAGATAAAAGACTCAGCTACATAGATGCTGTTATATACTTTTGTGAGAGGAATGGGATAGAGATTGAAACTGCTGCATCATTGATCAAAGGTAGCGCAAAAATGAAAGCAAAGGTTCAGCTTGATGCTGAAGAACAAAACTACTTACCAAAGACAAGGAAACTTCCGTTATGACTACATTACCACAACATCTGGGCGGGCATGAGAATGAAACACATATTGACGATGGCGCACTTACTTACTTTATTGAAAATCTCGGCGTTAAGTCTATGGTCGATATTGGCTGTGGTCCTGGTGGTATGGTTGATCTTGCTAGGCGAAAGGGTCTCGATATTATTGGACTTGATGGAGATTATTCTATTGAACGTCCAGCCGAGATTAACGACCTAATCAAAGTACATGACTTTGTTTCTGGTCCCTACCAGCTAGACAAGACATACGACTTGGCCTGGACGGTTGAGTTTGTTGAGCACGTAGAAGAAAAATACATGGATAACTTTATCGATGTAATGAAGCAATGCAAGTACGTTATTATGACACATGCATTTCCCGGTCAACCTGGCCACCATCATGTCAACTGCCAACATGCATCCTACTGGTTGCGTGAAATGGAGAAACGTGGATTTCAATATGATAGTTTCACTACAATGTCCGTACGCAATGCTTCAACAATGCGTGAACGTTACATTAGACAACAGAGTTTATTCTTCGTAAATGGAAGCCTTTCAAGCGTATAAAACATATGTCGCGATCAAAAATCACTTCACTTCTAAGTCGTATGACTTCTTTAAGTACGGCGGCAGAACAAAAGCTTCGAGAACCACGTTTGAAAAAAGGAATGACAAATATTTCTTTCACAAACTCTCCAAGCGTAGAGATGTGGTCGACTATCTTGTCGCCAATTTCATATACAATGACAGTACCACCTGGGTCGGTGACTTTATCAATAACGAACAATCAGATAAACACTACCTCAGATTGGTCAAAGTTAGGGAGTCACTATCGTATATCTTCAGTCAAGATCTCGATAGGCTCGATGCCGACTTCGACGCTAATTTTCAAGTCGAAGAAGGACAACACCCGCTAGTATTACGCAAGTACTTACAGCAGGAAATTAATCTAGAAACATTAATCATCTTGGACGATCTTGTATCTTTTATGAGGAAGTGGAATAGAAGAATACAAGATCCGATTGTATGGCCGCAGGTCTATATGAGGTGTAAGAAGTACAAACCGTTCTTCGAATACGACAAGGAAAAGATGAGAAAAATAGTGCTGGATAAATTTAGTGAAAGCTAATAGAATATAAATAGTTGTATATCATGATAATGTGACATATAACGCATACACTTAATACATCGCATACAAGGAGCATACTATGGATTTCTCTCAACTCAAAAAGTCACGTCAATCTAATTTTGATAAGCTGACGCAAGAAGTTTCAAAACTTAACACCCCCCAAAGTTCATCAGACGATAATCGCTTTTGGTATCCAGAAGTAGATAAGGCTGGTAATGGATATGCTGTTATTCGCTTTCTACCTGCACCAGATGGTGAGGATATTCCATTCGTCCGGGTCTGGGATCACGGCTTCCAAGGCGCAGGTGGTTGGTATATTGAAAAGTCTTTGACCACCCTAGGTCAAAAAGATCCAGTATCAGAGTACAACAGTCAGTTGTGGAACAATGGTACGGAGGCTGGTAAGGAGCAGGTGCGCAAGCAAAAGCGTCGTCTGACCTATTACAGCAACATCTACGTTATTAAGGATACTGCACATCCTGAAAACGAAGGTAAGGTAGTTCTGTTTAAATACGGAAAGAAAATCTGGGACAAACTCAACCTGGCAATGAATCCAGAGTTCGAAGATGAGCGTCCAATCAACCCATTCGATCTATGGGAAGGTGCTAACTTCAAGGTTAAGATTCGTAACGTTGAAGGCTATCGTAACTACGATAAGTCTGAGTTTGATACCGCCGGTCCTCTATTCGAGGATGACGAGAAGTTGGAATCAATTTGGAAGCAAGAACACAAGCTAGGCGAATTCATTGACCCAGCTAACTTTAAGTCATACGATGAACTGAAGGGCAAGTTGTATCGTGTCTTGGGTCTTGCAGGTAATGTTAATCCAGTATCACATGCTGAAGATAACACCCCACCTTGGAATGATACGCCTAAGACTCAGGCAGCAGCTCCTTTGAAAGAGACAGCAGCTCCTAAGATTCAAGAGGACGATGATGACAGTATGGAGTTCTTTAAGAAGCTTGCTGCTGAGGAATAATCAAGCGTAAGCAGTATTATGTCGGATGGAGATTCCTAGAGAACCTCGTCCGGCAATAGGACTTGGCATCGATGGCGGCGGCTTAACACCCCCGCCATTTTCTTTGGCTGCATTATTATTACTTACTGATGCAACTTGGAAAGATGGAGTGGATGCTACCTTCACACCTTGAGATGCTGATGCTATTGTGGCACCAGTTGTGGGTGCAGCAGGCGCAGGGGTAGCACTGGTTAAAGAGTAGGAAGAGCCGAGGTTGCTCTCATAAGCTGCAGCAAGCGTCTTACGTTCTTCTCTAGATTTCTCACTAGCTGATCCAACCATTTTATTAACGAGATCAATGTTCTCAAGATCAGGAGGTTTAGGTCTACCTGAGGTAAAGAATACTGGAACCAATCTAGCTGCAATGGCTGGGTCATTAGCAAGGTCAGGATTACTAACTAAATCTACACCTATGGCTTTGCCAAGACGGGCATAATTATCCTTACCAGTAATCTGTAAGAATCCTCTACCACGATACTTGTACCCATCACCAGGCTTATCGTTACCCATTCTACCGCCGTAGATTACATCACCAACAGCCTCAGGACCTTTGGCGACTAAGTCCTGTGCCTCTTGCATAGACTTAAATCTTACTTTATTATTCTTCTGTTCAGGGCCATACAAATTGTATAGTGTCTTTGCAGAATATTTTTCTAGCTCTTCACTTCTAGGTCTGAATCCACTCTCCTTGGCAACCTGGGCCATAACGTTGGCTTGTGCCTTCTTACTAAAGCCGGCATTCTGTAATTCAGAAAGAACCAATCCTTCGTTGCCTGATGGCTTAAGTCCTAATCCCCCACCAGGTTTTAATCCTTCACCGCCACCTGGTTTCAATCCAGTACCAGTAGGGGCGGGAGGAGGGTAGGCAGGAGCTGCAGCAGGAGGTGGTGTAGCAGGGGCTGCTGCTGGAGGAGGTGGAGGAGTAGCAGGTGCAGCTGCCGGCGCCTGGGTTGCAGGCGTCTCTGTAGCAGCTGTTGTTGGTTTTGATTCTGGTTCAGCGGCAGGAGCCTCCCCATCGGTATCTTCGCCCTCCATAGACTTTACTACTGCGTACCCGGCTGCAGCTCCTGCACCCAGGGCAAGCATCTTCTTACCGCTTAATTTTCTTAACGACTTAAAGATCTGAATGGTAGTAGTAATTGCACTTGCAATACTACCAATTAACTTAGCACTGAATACGGTTGCAATTACTGCAGCAGCAATCTTGAGTGCAGTACCTAGTCCTTTAATACCACTATTCTCGTCTTCACCTGCAGTACCTTTAAGTCCATCGGCAAACCCACCCAGGAAGGCTTTAAGCTTATCCTGAATGTCTTTAGGTAGGATAGTGTATACAATGCCGGCTAAGGCTGCAACTACTGCAGGATTGGTAAACAGGGTCTTTAGCATACCAAAGATGCTTTCGCCTTCCCTTGGCTCTCCACTCCTACCTTTACTACCAGTAGTAGATACTGTTGGTTTTGTTTCCTGTAATTGTTCTGTCTTATATGCAGATGCAGCATCTACTGCATTTAATTTTTCAAGTGACTTATTCACTGAAGCAAAAGAGCTAGCAATCGACTCCATTGCCCCCACTATAGCCAGACCTGGCTTATCTTCAACCTGGGGCTCTTCTTTCTCCTTGTATACTTCGTCCTCTAGATCGCTTACTCTATTCTCAACAGTCTTGACCTTGGAGGCATTTCTGGCTAATACGCCAACCACCATTGATACCTTTTTACTTACTACTGCAACCGTCTCCTGAATGGTATCGTATTTCTCACCTTCAGATACTTGTAAGTCTTTTACTTCCGTTAACTCTTTGGTTACCTGCTTTAACTTACTCTTGGTGGTTTTAGTTGTTCTTTTTGCCATTTTATGCGCCTACTGATACAGAGTAAAAGGAATGAGATGCTGATTGCGC